ATGACGGATTTCAAGTGGCGCCATTTCCAGGGTGATGTGATCCTGTGGGCGGTGCGCTGGTATTGTCGCTATCCGATCAGCTATCGCGACCTTGAGGAAATGCTGGCGGAACGCGGCATTTCGGTCGACCATACGACGATCTATCGCTGGGTCCAGTGCTACGCCCCGGAGATGGAGAAGCGGCTGCGCTGGTTCTGGCGGCGTGGCTTTGATCCGAGCTGGCGCCTGGATGAAACCTACGTCAAGGTGCGGGGCAAGTGGACCTACCTGTACCGGGCAGTCGACAAGCGGGGCGACACGATCGATTTCTACCTGTCGCCGACCCGCAGCGCCAAGGCAGCGAAGCGGTTCCTGGGCAAGGCCCTGCGAGGCCTGAAGCACTGGGAAAAGCCTGCCACGCTCAATACCGACAAAGCGCCGAGCTATGGTGCAGCGATCACCGAATTGAAGCGCGAAGGAAAGCTGGACCGGGAGACGGCCCACCGGCAGGTGAAGTATCTCAATAACGTGATCGAGGCCGATCACGGAAAGCTCAAGATACTGATCAAGCCGGTGCGCGGTTTCAAATCGATCCCCACGGCCTATGCCACGATCAAGGGATTCGAAGTCATGCGAGCCCTGCGCAAAGGACAGGCTCGCCCCTGGTGCCTGCAGCCCGGCATCAGGGGCGAGGTGCGCCTTGTGGAGAGAGCTTTTGGCATTGGGCCCTCGGCGCTGACGGAGGCCATGGGCATGCTCAACCACCATTTCGCAGCAGCCGCCTGATCGGCGCAGAGCGACAGCCTACCTCTGACTGCCGCCAATCTTTGCAACAGAGCCGATCTGGGTCAGGGCCCAGGCGATGGCGTGCCCGGCGTCTGCGAAAAGGTGGTCGGCCTCGGCGATGAGCTCCAGGGCGCATTCGCTGCGGCCGCGTGCGTTCGGGCCGAAGCCGTCGATCGGGGCTTCGGTGAGGCGGTAGACCTGGGCGCTGTTGCCGTAGCCGTCTTTCTTGGTCCAGGTCGCGAAGGTGGCCAGCGTGTAGTCGCCGTGTGCGAGGATCGCCCCGTAGGAGTCGACGCGCATCTGCAGGGCTTCGGTGGTGAGCTTCTCGGTGGTGTTCATGGCTGTTGTCCTTTCCTGAGGGGCTGTTCTTTTGTCATGTACATACAGCCATAGGTGCGGGCGCTTATCCAGTCGTATTTGCCCAGATCAGGCACTATTTTTTTTGGGATCTACAGCACTCGGAGACCGTGGAGAATCAAGGCTTGTGACGAGGGGAAACCCCGCTCGTGGCAGGGTTTCCGGGGGCCAGCAGGTCAGGCGTTGCGATTGATGCGTCAGTTCTCCTTCCTGCTTGCCGGGGTGCGCCAGGCGGCGTCGCCTTCCAGGCCTGCCAGCAAGATGCGGCGTGCCTGCTTGTGTTCGGGGCCGATGAAGCCCAGGGAGAGCAGGAAGCAGCGCATCGTGTACTTGTCATTGCCCGGTGCAGGCGGCGTGGATCGGATCCGGGTTGCCTCCTGGGCGCGCTGGCAGAGCTTTGCCACAAGCGGGATCACCGCCTCGCGTGCCGTCTCCGGCGTAATCGACTCACACCACGGGAACGAGACGGTCTCGTCATCGTTGAACTGCACGGGTGTGGCCGGGATGCCCAGGGCCTTGGCGATCAGTGGCCCTTTGGCCGCTAGGAGCGCTTCGAGGTTGGCGCGAGTGCGCTCACTCCACCCGGTGGTGGGCATCGTGACCGTCAACGCCACCTCGCCCGGGTCGGCGGTTTCAAAGCCCGCCTTGTGTGCGGCCTCGAGCACGGCCTGCGCCTCGATGCCATCTGGTAGGTAGAGGGTCCAGTTCCGATCCAGCGTGGCGTCTGCGATCTGGTAGGCGAACGAGGGCGTGCCCAGGTAGGTGGCCTCGGTGCCGAGGTGATTGGCGAGAAGCTGGGCGAGCTTTTTCCTGCCCGTTTTGTGTGGGGTGAAGGCGAGGATGCTCATGCCGCCACCTCCTCACTGAACCAGGCGGCCACCATGCTGAGGAAACGCGTCGGGTCGTATTCGATCACGCGCACCACCAGCTGGTAGCCGCGAGCTGTGGCAACCCGCAGGGTTTCCTCGGGGTCGTAGACGTTGACTCCGGCTGCGATGAGCTCGCTGATTTCGATGTGTAATTCACTCATGACCAGTCCTTTTCGCTCGGTTCCCCGGGTGTGGGGGTGCTTTCGGTCATGTACATACAGCCATAGGTTTTTCCGGTTATCCAGTCGTTTTTGCCCTCATCAACGGCTCATTTTCACGCCCCTGTTTTCCCTGCATAGTGTGGGGTTTTATTCGCGGTCGCGGTCGACCTGTTTGACCAGATCCAGATACGTGTACTGGGTGTTGCCTCGCTGGCAGGTGATCCCGGCTGCGTCCCCGGTCGCCTCGGCGTAGCGGCGCAGGATCACCGAGGCGTACTTTTCGTCCAACTCCATGAGGTAGGCGATGCGGTCGGTCTGCTCGGCGGCCATCAGGGTCGAACCGCTGCCAGCGAACGTGTCGAGGATGATCGCGCCTGCCTGGGTGGAGTTGCGGATCGGATAGGCCAGCAGGTCCAGTGGCTTGGAGGTCGGGTGGTCGGAGTTCTTTCGCGGCTTGGCGAAGTTCCAGATCGTGGTCTGTTTCCGGTCAGCGAACCACTTGTGCTTGGCTCCCTGCTTCCACCCGTAGAGCACTGGTTCGTGCTGCCACTGGTACGGCGAGCGTCCCAGCACGAGGGAGTCTTTGACCCAGATGCAGCAGCCGGAGAGTTTGAACCCGGCGTCGATGAACGCTTTGCGGAAGTTCAGCCCTTCGGTGTCGGCGTGGAACACATACGCCGACCCACCCTTGTCGAGAACGCCCGCCATGTTGGTAAACGCGGTGAGCAGGAACTCGTAGAAGGAGTCGGCCTTCATCTCGTCGTTTTTGATCGTGAGCCCGTCGGAGGACTCGAAGGCGACGTTGTAGGGCGGGTCGGTGAGCACCAGGTTCGCGCTCTTGCCATCCATGAGCACCGCGACATCGTCTGCGTTGGTGGCATCCCCGCAGACCAGCCGGTGCCTGCCGATAGTCCAAATGTCGCCGCGCTGGACGAAGGAGGCGGCCTCGAGAGCGGCGGTGAGATCGAAGCCGTCATCGGTGACCTCGTCATCGTCGAGGGAACCAATCATCGCCTGGATTTCGTCATCGTCGAAGCCGGTGAGCTCGGCATCGAAGTCGGCCGCGTCTAGGTCGGCGATGAGCAGGGCCAGCTTGTTCTCGTCCCAGTCGCCGCTGATCTTGTTCAGTGCGACGTTGAGGGCCTTTTCGCGGGTCTCGTCCAGTTCGACGACCACGCAGTCAACATCGGTGTGGCCCAAGTCAGCGAGTACTTTCAGGCGCTGGTGGCCGCCGACGACGTGGCCGGTGGTGTGGTTGTAGATCACCGGCTCGACGTAACCGAACTCGGTCAGCGACCGCTTGAGTTTCTCGTAGTCCGCGTCCCCGGGCTTCAGGTCCTTACGGGGGTTGTAGTCGGCGGGCTTGAGCTCACTGATGGGTAGCTGCTTGATGAGCACGGCGGGTCACCTCCGTCTTGAGCTTGTCGGCATATGGCAGTGTCCATTCCCACTCGCTCAGGCCATGGCCCATGTGCCCGCAGGTGGCAAGCTTCGCGTAGATGGGGGCTCTAAGGCCGAGGCGTTCGATCATCGCGGCCGGTCGCAGCGGGAAGATCGCCTGGGCGGCGTCGGTGAGCAGCCAGTCCGAGTGCTGACCGGTGCCGAAGGTGTCGATGTGGAACGCGACCGGGTCGGCCTTACCGATCGCATAGGAGATAGCGACGTGGCATTCTTCGGCCAGGCGCGCATCCACCACGGTTTTCGCGATGAGGCGCGCCATGTACGCACCCGTCCGGTCGACCTTGGAGGGGTCCTTACCCGAGAACGCGCCACCGCCGTGCGGGCCGAGCCCACCGTAGGTGTCGACCATGAGCTTGCGTCCGGTCAGCCCGGTGTCAGCGGTGGGCCCACCGGTGACGAATCGTCCCGATGGGTTGACCAGCACGCGCTCGGCCGTGGCACCGGGCAGGTGTGCCTCGATGGCGGGAGCGACGACCAGCGTGCGCACCTCGCGTTCAAGAACACCGGGGTCTTTGTTCGCATCGTGTTGGATGGAGACGATCACGGTGTCGATGCCGACCGGGGTGCCCAGCTCGTCGTAGACCACACTGACCTGGGATTTGCCGTCGGGGCCGATCCCACGGATGGTGCCGTCGGTGCGGGCTGTATCGAGGCGGCGGCAGATCTCGTGGGCGAGCACGAGCGGCAGCGGCAGGCGCTGGGTTGTCTCGTTCGTGGCGTACCCGTAGACGGTGCCCTGATCGCCAGCCCCCAGGCTCGCATACGCCGACTCGTCACCCGCACGCGCCTCGATGGAGGTGGTGACGCCTGCGCCGATGTCGGCGGATTGGCGGCGCACCCACACGTAGATGAGGAACCGGTTCGGGTTGTACCCGGCCCGGCGCAGCGCCTCCCGCGTGCAGGCGCGCAGCTGCGGCCGGATGGTGGTGGTGATCTCGCCGGTGACGATGATGCGCCTGCCGGTTGCCATGACCTCAACGGCCACGCGTGCCGTCGGGTCGAGGGTGAGGATGTCATCGAGGATGTGGTCTGCGATCAGGTCGCACAGCTTGTCGGGGTGGCCGATACACACAGATTCAGCACTTCGCACTACAGACACGCGGAGGGCTCCTTTCACAAAAGCGAACAACAAGAAAGCCCGCCCGGGTGTCGGGCAGGCAGGAAACGAAACAGGGGTCGCGGGGCGTTAGGAGGAGGCTTTGAGGAGCTGCTCCATGACCTCATCGCCTGGTGTGGTGCCGGAGTAGTCGGTGGTGCAGGTGGCGCGTACGATGTCGAAGATCTCGTACCAGTACACGTTGGCCTGCTTGCCGAACGACTGCGACATGGCCACGAACGGGCTGGCGATCGCAGCTCCCGTGGTGGGGTGTTTGCCGAGCAGACCGAACTTGGAAATCGCCTGCTCGCACTGGATGTAGCGGGCGAACGCCTGCGCGTACTGCTCAATGAGCCGTTTGGAGACGAACTCGGTGCAACCACGTTCATCCAGCCAGCTCCACGTCTCCCGGTAGACCAAATCCGCGCCGAGCGGTTGGCCGTCGCGCTGCTCAGCCGACAGATATTCGCCGGGTTCTGGCATCGGCTCGCCTGCGAGCAGCGCACCATCGCCGATGTCGGTGCCGTCCAGGTCGAACACATCGAGTTCGGCCGGTGTGGTGAGCCGGGTGGCGGGGCGGCCTGCGGCGAGCTTGTCGTTGAGCGCTTCGGGTTTCGCCCCAGCGCGGACCCTGCGTCCGCCCCTGTTGGTGCCGTCTTTGGCCATGGTCTCGCCTCCTTGTCAGGGCGTCGTGCCCTGGTGTGGAGGGCGTGAGGGGTCAATACCCCGTTTGATTCGGCGGTTTTGCGCACGGTTGGCCCCGCCCGCTGAGGAACAGATGAGCGGTAGAGATCCAGACGCCCCCACCCCCTCGCAGCCACGCGACGTTGCCCCGTATGGGGCGAACAGCGCCAGGGTGGGCATCGTTGAGGGTCAACAGGTAGGCCGCGACAGTCGGCGGCACAGCGCGTTAGTCGTAGCTGTAGACCCTTGGTTGCTGCCTCCATCGGTCCCCATCGCATGCCGACTGGCGGGAGTGGCACGGCTTGCACAGACTGCGCAGGTTCGACTCGTCGTGGGTGCCGCCGTGGTCGAGCGGGATCACGTGGTGGACCTCAGCCACGGGCCTGTACCGGCCACGGGCCAGGCAGTCCTCGCACAACGGGTGGGCTTCGACGTAGGCCGCGCGGATCTTTCGCCACCGGTGGTCGTAGCGTCGGTTGATCTTCGGGTCGCGCTGGTAGGTCCGGTAGCGGGTGTCCTCGGCGCGGGCGTGCTCGGGGCAGAACCGCGTCTCGGTCAGCTCGGGGCAGCCGGGCTGGGAGCACGGGCGCTTGGGTTTGAAAGGCATCCGTCTCACCACCCTTGTCGTTCATGGCAACGACCCCCAGACGAACCGTGATGATTCGTCTGGGGGTCGGGACCTACTTTTCAACCACTTACAGCATGCGACAGGCACACCCTGAAAGTCATCCCCTCTTTGCGACACTCATGCGCGCCAATGCTTCAGTCTCTGCCGAACAAGAGACGCGCGAAGCGGGCAAGGGCGCGCTGCTTCTTGGCGAAGGCAGTCTTGCGTTCGACGTAGAAGTGTTCGGCGACTTTGACGGCGGCGTCCTCGGCGGAGAGGTCGTCGAGGAAGAAGACCTCGAGGACCAGCCGGTCATCGTCGCTGAGGCTTTCCCAGGCCGGGTTGAACCAATCCATGTAGGCCTGCGCTTTTTGGTTGCGGGCTTTGAGCGCGTCGAGGTTGTCGAGGATCGAGCAGACTCTCGCTTCACCGGCGTGCGGGTTGTTGCCCCGTGGCAGGCCGTCGAATCGGGGTGAGCCGATTGAGGTCAGTGAGGCTTTGAGCTCGTTGGCGTACCCGTCGCCTTGCTGGAGAATGACAGCTTGGGTTGCGTAGTCCTGGAGGACGCCGATGGCGGCTTTGCGGTAGTCGAAGTAGTCCCAGATGGGGTGGTCGTTCATGAGTGTGCCTGCTTTCCCAGAGTGTCGGCGACCGCATTGATCAACGCAGCCTGTGTCATGTCTTTGTTGTCCAGCGCGGCCAGTACCGCCTCATCGAGGGTGTGGTCTGCGGCCAGGTGGGTGATCGTCACCGGCTGGTCTTGTCCCTGGCGGTAGAGCCTTGCGTTGGTCTGTTGGTAGAGCTCCAAGGACCAGGTCAGGGAGAACCAGACCAGGAGGTTGCCGCCTTGCTGGAGGTTGAGCCCGTGTCCGGCTGAGGCCGGGTGGATGAGCGCCAGCGGAATCTCGCGGGCGTTCCACGCTTTGATGTCGGTACTGGTTTTCAGCTCGCGGGCCCCAGGGAAGCGTTCGGTGATGCGCTCACGGTCGTGTTTGAACCAGTAGGCCACGAGCAGCGGCTGGCCGTTGGCCGCCTCCACGAGGTCCTCGAGCGCGTCGAGCTTGCGGTCGTGCACCACCACGGTGTTGCCGTCCTCGTCGTAGATCGCACCGGAGGCCAGCTGTAGCAGCTTGCCTGACAGTGCTGCGGCGTTCGCGGCATCGATGACCTGCCCGTCGAGGTCGAGCACCATCTCATCTCGCAACCGCTCGTAGGCTTTGAGCTCCTTCGGTTCGAGGTCGACGAGCGTCGTGGTGACCGTCAGCTCGGGCAGGCGCAGGTAGTCGGTGGTGCGCATCGACAAGGTGATGTCGCTGATCGCCTCGTAGATCTCGTCCTCGGCACCGGGTGCGGGCTTGTAGGTGAAGATCTGCTGGCCGTTTCGCCGATCGGGTACGAACCAGCGGTTGCGGTAGTGGGTGATGAACCTGCCGAGGCGCTGGCCCTCATCAAGGAGACGGAACTGCGCCCACAGGTCCATCAGCCCGTTGGCTGCTGGCGTGCCGGTCAGTCCCACGATCCGGGTGAGACGTGGCCGCACGGCGGCGAGTGCTTTGAACCGTTGCGCCCGGTGGTTCTTAAACGAGCTCAGCTCGTCGATGACGACCATGTCGAACGGCCAGGCTTTGCCGAGGTGGCGCACCAGCCAGGGCACGTTTTCGCGGTTGATGACGGTCACCATCGCCTCGGCGGCAAGCGCGTCCACCCGCTGGGCTTTCGACCCCACGGCCACGGCAATGGTGAGTCCTGCCAGGTGGTCCCATTTGGTGGCCTCGGCGGGCCAGGTATCGCGGGCGACTCGCAGGGGTGCGACGATGAGGACGCGGCGGGCGTGGAAGGAGTCCAGCAGCAGGTTCCAGATTGCCGTCAAGGTGATCACCGTCTTGCCTAGCCCCATCCCGAGCAGGATCGCGGCCTGCGGGTGGTCTTCAACGAAGGCGGTGGCCTGTCGTTGGTAGTCATGCGGCTCGTAGCGCATCAGCCACCTCCTGGATCGCGTCAATGTTGTCGACGACGACCGCATCAACGCCGTGCTCTTTGAGCTGCTGGATGCGGCGGCGTTGGATGGGGCGTGGGAGGCGTCCGGGGGCTTTGAGTTCGACGAAGATGACGCGTCCGCGATGGATGCAGATGCGGTCTGGGACCCCTGCGGTGCCGGGGCTGGTGAATTTCCAGCACAGGCCACCGATCGCCTCAACGGCTTTTTTCAAGTGTTGTTCGATTGCTTGCTCGTTCATGGTTCATGTCCTCTCGTGTGAGAGGCCCATGACGACCTATGACGATGCGATATGGACTTTTCCTAAGGGCTATATTTTCTGCCCTATAGCAAACTCACATATGGGTCGTCATAGGTCGTCATAAGGCCCGTCTGAATTAGTTGTCGAACTCGTTCTTCAAGGCCAAACCGTGGACGAACATGCCGTGCATCGTCCTTTTACGTGTGAAGCCGTGGTGTTCGACGGTGGCGTTGAAATCGACCATGGGACGCGCCCACCCGGAGGTCGACATCGCCCACGCCCGATAGGCCTGATACAAATCCCCAGCCCGTTCCGACAGCCCCGGGTCAAGGTCGCAGTTGGCGTCAAGGAACTGAGCGAACCAGTTGTTCTCTTCCCGATACGCCGCCGATGCCTCCACCACTCGGGCAGGAGCCTTCAGGTGGTAGTCCTCGGCGTGGATGAGGCGCGCGCCCTCCATAATCCAGGCCAGGATCGCCCCGCCTGCCTGCGTATAGAGGTAGTCGGCGTAGTTCTTGATGTCGCTGTCGCCTTCGATCTTCGCTTCGAAGGGGATGACGATGAGCCTGCGCCAGATGCCCGCATCCATCGCACCCACCCTGGGCAGATGGTTCGTGTAGAGAATCAAGGTGTGCGAGGGGGTGAAAGCAAACGGTGCCTTGTACTTCTTCTCCGCGTAAATCTGATCGGTGGAAGCCAGCTGCTTGACCACCGAGGTGGACATGCGCACGCCCTCTTCGGATTCGGCAGAGATGATGAGGCGTTTGCCTTTGGCCTCAGCCAGCTCAGGCTTGACGTTGCGCATCCCACCGATCGTGAGCACATCAGCACTCATGTTGCCTGCATACGTGCCTAAGACTCTGGCGATGGTGTTCCAGAACGTCGATTTGCCGTTGCGACCATCTCCGTAAGCGATGACGAGGGCTTCGACGAAGACTTGCCCGATCGCAGCAAGGCCGACGATGCGCTGCACGTAGGCGATGAGCTCGGCATCACCCTGGAAGAACACCTCGAGGGCTTCCTGCCACAGGTGCGCGCCGTCGGTGCCCGGGTCGAGGCTGGTCTGCTTGGTCACCAGATCCGCCGGATCATGGTCGTGGCGCGACATGGTCCCGTGGCGCAGATCGTAAGTACCTGATGGGGTGTTGAGCAGATACGGGTCGGCATCGAGCTGCTCAGGGGTGGTCAGCAGCATGGGGCGGGCTTCTTTCAGGCAGTTGGTGATCCCGCGCGATTCCCTGCGCTTGAGCGCGTAGGCCGCATAGGTTTTCGCGTCCTCAAAGGCGGCGAACGCCTCTTGTTGGGCCGTGTTGAACATGGCCTGGGCTTTCGCCTTCGACATCGACGCCAACAACATGGCAGCCCCCGTGGCGGCGAGCTGGTCTTTGGCGTCTTCGAGCAGCCCATGTGCCTCGGCCAGTTGGCGTTCCGTGAGCTCCTGGGCAACAGCTTGGGCTGCGGGCGCAGATTCGTACCAGACACCGTCGTAATAGACGAGCCAGTCGGTGGCCTCCGAGTAACGCAGCGAGTCCGGATAGGCCTTGGCTAGGGCGTGGGCTTGGCCGACGTCGCTGTAATCGGCGGGGCGTACCGAATCCAGGCTCGCCTCAAAATCCTCTGGTGGCACATACCCGGGCTGGTTCTCGACCGCCTTGGCGAACCGGGTGGCCGACCGCCAGATCGACTCCACCTCCGCCTCGGGCAGCGGCGGGTTACAGCGAGCAGCCTTGCGGTCAAACAAGTCGCGTGCCTCATCGGTCGTGCCGAGGCGAATCAGCAGCCTGCCAGCAAACCTCGACAACGTCGCATTACGCGAACCCTCCTCGATCGCCTTGGTGCCCTCATCCCACTGGGCGAACACGTCCTCATCCACCGCGTCGGCAAGCCAGGTGTCGATGGTGCGCTCACCCTCGACCACGGTGATACTCGGATTAGTGTGGCCGTAGATGAAACGGCCAGCGTCGATCGCGTTCGGGTCGAAGAACTCAAACCTGGCAGCAAGCTGTTTCTTCATCCCCGCATAGGCCTCAGCATCAGCCACGGGGGCAATTGGGAAGTAGACGTGGAAGCGGGGTCTTGCCGACTGGGCTCCTTTCTCCCGCTGGTGGTTGCGGGAGGTGGCGGTCATCAACGCCACACCCGCCAGCCGCTCCTCCAGGGATGCTGGGGTAACCCAGTCGTATTGCTCCTCGGTGTGGGAGTTGTCGACATCCATGACCAGGCAGTTCGAGGTCACGAAACTGCCAGCCGACCGCCTGCCACCCACGTACTCGGCAACCACATGATCCAACCGCGTAACCGCCTCCAGGTCGGCTGCCGTGATTACGGTGTGCGGGTTCGGGTAGTGGGCGTTGTTCTGCTGGCCTGCCACCAGCGCGGTGAACATCGTCATCGCCTTCATAGGGTGACCTCCTCAAAGTTAGCGTCGAAATAGGTGATCGGCAGCTCGAGGTGGTGAGCCCATTCGATCTCGGCGCGCATCCCTGCCGAGACACGGGCCGTGTAGACCCAGATCGCCTCGCACTTGCTCAAAAGAATTCGGTTGAAGAACATCGCCAGCTCGCGCTCGCTCGCGTCGGTGTCGTCCATGAACTGCGGAAACAACAGGTGCGGCGCGAGCGGGATCTTGTGCCGTGACACCGCGTGAGCACACAACGCGCGAGCCAGATCCACATTTTTCTCGATGTCCCCGGAGTACGGAGAGCAGATGTACACCAGTGGCCGGTAGCCGTACTCGGCGCGCTGCAGACTCTTCAGCGCCTTGTACGCGGTGGGGTCCGGGTAGCCCTCCGCGTTGTGGGCGAGAAACCCAGGTCGATGGTGAGAGCAGTCGTCGTCATGCCGCACCGCCGTCCTGCTCAATGACCGGAAGCAGGCCGAACTGGTTCTTCAGCAGGTCATAGACGAAGAGCCGACCCTTCTGGGTCCAGTACATGTGAGTGCGGGTCTTGCCCTCGTCGTACTCGTGGGTCTTGGACTGCGTGTAGCCCTGCTCGGCGAACCGGGCGTAGAGGAACCAGCGGCCGGATTGCCTGAACTGCACCCCGGCGTCGTGCAGCAGCAAGTTCAGCTTCTTGGCTGACAGGCCGTAGTCCTTGGCGATCTCCGTGATGGTCAGCAGCGAGTCCGACTGGAGAACCACGTCGTAGTAGGAGACCTTCGGGCGGCCTCGAGCAGAGCCTGCTCGGCTGCCAGCCGCTTTGCCCGCTCGGAGCGAAGCTGGATGATGGCCTGCTCGAGGAACTCGTCATTGTCCAACAGTTCGTCGATGGCGTAGACGCCATGGCGGCGGATCGTGGGAGGACCTCGTCGACAACCCAGGCTTCGAAGTCCTGGGCTGCGGGGAGCTTGGAGGAGAAGATGAGCCGGTACAGGTCACCTTCGGTGATGAACCGGGCTTCTTGAATGCGCCCGAGCGCATCGACGATGGGGTAACGAAACGGAACCCCACGGCAATGATCCTGAATCGCCTTGCTGGTATTGGTGTATCCAAGCGCAGTGACCACATCACGGCCACAGAAATACACCTTGTCCTCATGCTCGACAGTTCGGATCGTTCCAAAGGCATCGTTGGTGAATACCTCAAGATCTCTCGTAGCCATGTCTGGCTCCTTCTAAGAGCCAGGATTGACGTGAATTCCAGCAAGCCACGGGTGCGGCCGCGTCGGGCTCTCACGCATACGCCCCTGAGCGCGCAAGAATCCGGACACCCGGGTCTTGCTGAAATACTCAGGCCACTCGCTCACATGAGAAGCTGGAGCGGTGATGCAGTCCGATTCTTTCTCCCAACGCTCGACTATCCGCAGTATTGCGAATGTCCTGGCAAGTACCGATTTGCCGGGCCTAAGCGGAAGCCAAATCGACGAGCTTCTCCTCGACATTGGTGCGCCACCGCGTGTTGCCGGGAGTAAGCGAGAAGGACTGTTTGGCGCGCTTACGGAAGGAATGTCCGCAGCGCAAGCAGGTCAACTCACTCGTGAGTTCATAACGACTGCGATGAGCCCGGCACGGCATACCACCGATCGTCAGCGTTGGAATGATTTGCGCCGCTTGCTCAACAAGGTGCTGGCGACCGAAGGATGGCATATCGACGATGCTGGCGAGTTGACCCAACTCGCTGAGGCGGCACGCACATTCGATGATATCGAGCGTCTTACCAGCTCTCTCGTGGAGGAACTTCAGCGGCGCGGTACCCACGAACGCCTAATGGAGTATTGCAGCCAAGAACTGATCGCGGAGTCTCTGTTCCACGCGATATCCGAGGCAGCCAAGTCGATCCCTGACCGCATCCGTATCCTTACTAGCTTGACCGACGATGGTCAGGAGTTGTTCGACGCAGCTTTGGGAACAAACAATTCTGCCCCTAAGCTCGTGATTAATAGCTTTTCCACGGAGTCGGAAAAATCAGAGCACAAGGGTTTTAAGAACCTGCTTATAGGGATCCACGGGCACTATCGCAATCCCCGCGCTCACAAAACCCGACTAGGTAGTGAGGAAGGTAAACATGACTTCCTCGATGCCTTCAGCTTGTTCTCCTATGTCCATCGTCGCCTCGATTCCGCCCAGCAATATCAGTCCTTCATGTAGAAATCACACACGTACCCGTCTGCCGCTAGCGGCAACCCCGCTGCCCAGTCAGGCGTAATGGCCATCAGTTTGCAGATCTCGTCCACGGTGGCCGTGGCGGTCTCCACCACGATCTCGTCATGGACGTGCATGACGATCCTGTGCCCAGCGCGATCGACCTGGTGCATGCCGAAAGTGAGCAGGTCTCGGGCGACGGCTTGGACGATGTTCTCGGTGAGTTTCCCACCGTAGGTTTCCAACTGGCCCCACTTTCGACCCGTCGTGATGCCCTCGTGCATGATGGCAGTGCCACCGAACCTGTTCTCACCCAGCTTGGGTTTGACGTAGGCCAGGCGGCGTCCGGAGGGCAGGCGGATGAACATGATCCCGGATTCCACGGTGAAGGTCAGCGCACCAACACTTGTCGGCAGGCGGGTAGAGATGGCCTCGATGGCGGCGGCGTTGATGTCGGCCCACAGCTGCACGACGTTCGGGTTGGCTGCCCGCCACGCGTCGACCAGCGGCTGGAGCTCGGACTCGGCGAGCCCCATCCGCAGCGCCCGCATGGCTTTCAGGGCACCGACGCCGCCTTGATAGCCACAGGCGAGCACAGCGATCTTGCCCTTCTGACGCAGCTCGGCGTTGGCTCCGTGCTTGTCGACGGGGACCCCGAACATGCGGCTCGCGGTCTCGCAGTACAAATCCTTCCCGTCACGGAAGGCCTCAAGCGTGGTGGCCTCGCCTGCAAGCCACGCGATGACCCGCGCCTCGATCGCGGAGAAGTCGGCCACCACGAACCGGTGCCCGTCGGCGGGGATGAACGCCGTGCGGATGAGCTGCGAGAGGGTGTCGGGAACGGAGTCGTAGAGCAGCTCGACCGCATCATAGTTTCCGGTCCTCACGAGGCTTCTGGCCTCACTGAGGTCTGGTAGGTAGTTGCGGGGCAGGTTTTGGACTTGGACGAGGCGGCCAGCGAAACGCCCGGTGCGCCCTGCCCCGTAGAACTGGAGGAAGCCGCGTCCGCGCCCATCACGACCTGCCACGTGCTGCATCGCCTCGTACTTCTTCACCGACGACTTCGCGAGCTCGCCGCGCAGCAAGAGGACCTCACGCACCTCGCCGGTGGCGGTATCGAGCGCGGCGGCCACCTCGTCTTTCGTCAGTGACTGCAGGGGCGTGCCGTGATCGGCGAGCCACTCTTTGAGCTGGATCGGCGAGTTCGGGTTCTCCAGTCCCGTGAGTTCCTGTGCACGGGCCAGCGTGGTGGCGCGGTGCTGCCGGTCGCACGCCACCGCGTGATCCACGAGCACCCGGTCGAGCCGGATGCCGGTGTCGTTGACGTTCTGGTCGAGGGCGTAGGTGTCCCACTCGGACACTGGGAACGGGAAGTCAGCCAGCCTGTCGTGGATCGCGAGCTCCACCTCGACGTCGCGCCGGTTGTAGGAGATGAACTGCTCCCACCCGTCCGGGTCGGATGCAGGCGGGTTACGCATCCCGCCCAGGTTGAAGATGCTGGGCTTGGCCGGGGTACAGAACTGGCGGATGAGTTTCTTACCTGCACTGTCTTTTCGTACCGGAAGGTCAAGGGCGGTGGCGACCTGCTCCAGGCTCATCGGCAGGCCGAGGTACGCGCTCCAGACCATGGTGCAGTGCCACTGGGCAGGATCGAGAAATCTGCGGCCCGTCACCAATTCTGGGTGGTGGCGGTGGAGCCAGGCCGAGAGGCAGATGCGCTCGAACGTGGCGTTGAACGCCCACTTCACTACGTGCGGGTCGACGAGTGCGGCCAGCACCTTATCGGGGAGCTGGTGTCCGTTGGCGAAATCGACAACCTCGACCGGGCCTCCGTCGATCGAGTAGCCGAACAGCAGGAGCTCGAAATCGTCGTGCTCGGCGTAGGGGTACACCCCGGATTTCGCCAGGTTCACCGGCGAGAAGGTCTCGATGTCAATGAAGAGTTCACGCATGCGCGACAGCTCCTAAAAAACAATGGGTGCTGGGAGGAGACCACACCCCAGAAGTGGGCGTGGTGTCCTCCCAGCACGGGTGAAGGGTTAGCGGTCGTGGTCAGCGCGGTACTTCTCGAGCTCAGCCTCGGTATCAGCCATGAGCTGGTCGATGCGCTTGCGATCCTGGCGGATTGCCCGCCGTTCGGCAATCACAGAGGAGACCTTGATGACGATGAGACCGAGGACAGCGCCAACGAGCAGTGCCACGACTGTGGTGGCGTTTGCCGACAGCGCTGCTGAATAACACTCGTTCATGATGCTTGTCCGCTCTTCTAGTTCAGGAAGTCGTCCGAGGCTGCTGCGAAGCCTCCGAAGTCGGCCTCGGCGCTGATCCGGTTGCCGCCGAGCGGTTCGCCATCACGCAGCTTCTGGATGTTGCCCAACCCGCAGGCGATACCCCGGTTGCCGTTCGTGTTAAACGCGTAAAACGAAATGCTCACCCGTGCGTAGCAGCCCGAGTAGACCTCGCTGGCGTCCAAGATCGGCTGCAGAGAAGCATCCACGACCTGGGTGGGTGGTCGAGTTGGCGTTGACGAACATCGCGTTCGCATAGGCCTCGTCGTCGCGCTCGATATCACCGTCACGCAGCGGGAGCTTCAAGGCGGCCTTGTTCGGGCGCTTGTCACCGAACTTGGCCGTCCCGGCATCAATCGCCGCGTCGATGGCGCGTTCGATCTTGGCCAGGGTCTCGGTGTCGGACTTCGGGATAATGAGCGACACGGAGTACTTGGGCTTGCCGCCCTGGATGGACTTCGCCTCGAAAATGTTGGCGTAGGACAGTCGGACTTCGCCGGTGACCACACGGGTCGGATTCGTTGCAGACATCTTGTCTTACCTTCTTTCTTGTTACTTGATTGCAGTGAATTCGTTGGCCGCTGACTGGATCTCCAGTGCGGGCCTCTTATCGGACTCGAGCACGAGCGTGGGCTTACCAGCGGGTTTGACCACGAGATGCCCGAGGAGAGTGGTGAAGCGCTTCTTGCCCAGCTGCTTCTCCAGCGCGGTGATGGTCTTGAGCTTGCGATCCCACACATCGACACCGGCTGCCTCAGCCGCCTGGGCGACAGCGGACTCGTCGGCGTACTTGCGGATCGAGCGGCCCTCGACGAGCTTGAACCCTGGCCAGGTCTTGCCCTGGTTCACCGCCAGCGACAGCGCGTGCGTTTCCACATCGGCAGCCCACGCCTTCAGGTCCGGCAGCTGAGCCAGCACCTGTGCGATCTCGGCGTCGGTGAGCTCGGCAGGGGGTGCGAACTCATACTGGGCAAGCGCAAGGTTCGCCTCAGCGCGCGTGCGGCATGTGGGTGCAAGTTTGCAGAACCGGCACCACTCACCAGGCGCGAACTCGCCCTCCCCACTGGCAGCCAGCGCGGCACGGGGTTTGACGACCTGTTCTGCCCATGCCTCCAGCTCGGCCACTGAGATCGTCCAGGTTGAGACGTTCAAGCGCCTGGGCTGGAAGATCGTGACCGCCACTTCGCTGATGTCGTAGAGCGATCCGAAAGCCTCGAGCGCGCCGAGGGCATACAGCATGAGCTGCGGGTTGTGCTCGGCTTCGACCATGACACCCTGGCCGTACTTAAGGTCGATGATGTGCAGGACCGGTTCAGCGATGATGACGCAGTCGCCGGTGCCGAACCCACCCGGGACGACGTGGGAGAAGTCCAGGCGCTGCTCGATGAGCACCTGCGGATCAGCACACGCTTGCCGCACGTCACGCAGTCGCTCCTGAACGAAGGCCACGTAGTCATCGGTCAGGGTGTCCATCTGCTCGTCATGCCAGCTCGAGACCGGCTTCGTGGAAGGCGCGTCATGCAGGGCACGGCGCAGCTTCCACTCTGCAAGCGCATGCGCGGCGGTTCCCTGATCAGCAGCCTGCGAGAAGGACTTCGGCAGCCCGGCCTCCAGCGTTGCTGACGGTGGGCAGGCAAGCCACCGGTGTGCGCCCGAGGCGCTGAGCAGTGCGTGCTGGTCAGGCATTTGCGATCGCCTCCGCCTGCTCCAGCAGCTGCCCGAACTTGGAGGGGTCAACCTCGGAGAGCTTGTTCGCGCCAGCCGCCTGGATCAGCTCACGAACCTGCGCGGTGTGGCCTGCCTGTGACAGGCGCGCTAGCACCGTGCGGACCTGCTCCAATGACACCGGCACAACCTCCGGAGCCGGTGCGGGGGCTGGTGGCTGGTGGGTGGCTTCGTACTCTTCGGCTGCAGCTTCCAGTGCTGGCTGGGCGAGCTGGGCTGCGGCGATCGGGCGAGCCCCCGACATGCCAGGGTGGTCCTCGAACGATTCCCACGCGGCCTCTTCGATCGCAGAGGCCAGCATCGTGACCCCCTCCGCGATCCGGTTCAGTGCCGGGACGTAGCGGTTCGCTTCGGTGACGTTCACGCGGCATCACCACCACTCCGGGTAACGCCGACGGCACGGGCCAGTGCCATGAGGTCGTCGTCTGGGCGGATGATTTCTACTGAGCGGACCTGGTTGCCCGGCACGAGAACGGTGAGCTGCTGTGGGTTGCCGAGCAGCTTGCGGGCGATCCTGCTTCGGATGCTGACCTTGCGGGTAGAGACCGCAGCGTCAGGTTCGGGCTGGTCAGTCAACGTGACCTTGAGACGATGTTTAGCCATCGTTTCCTCCTTGTGAATCAGAGTGAGCGTCGGTTTGTGCTGGCCTTCATGTAGGCCGGGCACTCATACGCCCCCGACGTGAGCCAGATCCGGACATTCCTGCTCGATGAATTCGCGAAGCTTCTTCAAAGCCCGCTTGACCGAGCGTCCGATGCTGTTCGCTCGCTTGGCCAAATCGGCTTCGCCTGCACCGGGCAACTCCTCACGCGCGATCTCGACGAAGGAGAGCCCTTCAAACACGTGCAGGCGGATGTGCTCGGCTTGCTTGGCACTGACCTGGGAAAGCAGCCAATTGACAACCAGCTCACTGTCGACCTGGTCTTCGTGAACCGAGACGTTCAGATACTGGGGTCCGTCATGGACTTCGACTTCCCAGTCGCTATAGGACAGGTCGCCACGATTTCGAGCGTTTTCAGCGGCACGAAAACTGAGGTAGGCGGTACGCAGGTACTCGACTTTCCACTCCGGCACGTATGCCGGGTCGTAGAGCAAGCCGAGAACCTCATCGGCACTCAGGCCAAGTTTCTCGTCGCCAACGGGTGGGTCGACGAGCTCGATCCACGCATAGTTCTGGATGCCGTCCTTCGAGATGGACGAAGGCACGTAGATCTGGGTGTAGACCTTGCCGCTGACCTTCTTGGTCCGGACGGAGTAAGGGGCATGGTGTGGTTTGTGAGCGCGGTGGGACACCGTGGTCTCCGTTTCTCCACCAACTGGGTGGATTGCGGAGACAGAGCTGCGTCGGCTTGTAGTTTCAGGAGTTCATCGGGCACAAAGAAGGCGGGCACCTACCTGACGGCCAGCAGGTAGCTGACAGTCCAGGTAGGTACCCGCCGGGCCCGACGAGTTGTCTCCTGAAATGAATGGTTGAAAAGTGAGGTCCTCAGTTAGCTACGCTGCGGACCAGATGCGACTACTTCCGCCGTTTCGGGCGCGCCTGCGCAAGCGCAGATGCTGCGACCGACTTGCTGCGAGCGCTGCTGCGCCGGTCGCGAAGTACGGCTGACGCCTGCTTGGCGACGGCTCGCGACGTCTGCTTGGTGTTGCGTGCCTTACTCATCGCTGTCCTCCTTCCTCTGGTCCGTAGTAACTTCACGTTTGCGAAGCTGAGCATGCCCAGAGCGAAGCTGATGCGTAGACTTACTAGAGAAGTTCTTCGCCCTTGCTTTGCCCGGTGCAGTTCTAGATTCGCCTACAGGGCTTGCAGGAGCGGCGTGGAAGCGACGAACAGCGACGAACAGCGACGGAGAGGAGGTGCGATGGCACAAGAGACGCGATTTAGCCGGGTGATATCGGCCCTTCATCCGCTGTTGAAGGGCGTCCGGCGACGCGGTGAGTTTACGGCGGGATTGTGGACATGGGCCTTATTCCTGCGCGGGATGGCGCAGACGAGAGAACAGCATTTGAGCTACGTGCCGAATCCACTTGGAAGGAATATGCCAATGGCCGAACCCATCTATCTGCAGATCTTGCAAGCGAGATAGTGGGACGGTGGGAACCTACGACGTTCGCCGCTAATCTCACTGATCGCTACGAAGAACCCGCGCTCATTGCGCTAGCCAAATCCCTTCACGCCATCGACCCGTCGATCAACAAAGGCAACGTTGCTGAAGGGTTAGGGAACCTGCTTCTTCGGGTATTTCAAGAAGCCTCCGGTCAAATCCCCGTTGCCACATCGCCCGAGCTGGAAGCAGTCGAGAAGGCTGACCGCGATGGACACGCCTACTACGACGAGAAGACCGGCCGCATTTGGCTTGGAGATAGATGGACCAAAACTCCTGACAAAGAGCCGGTACCGGACGATGTTCACCCCGATGAGCTTGGATACGTCACTCCACTTCTAGGGGCCTACTGCGAAGATCTCCGCCGACAAGGGTCCGAGGTCACCGTTGAAGACATTCCCAAGCGCTTCAGCAATCACTTTCAAGAACAACGCAAAGCGTTCTACAGCAATGAATGGCTTCGAGAAACATCCTGGAACTGCATCGGCGACGGGAAGAGTGTCTTCGAGGACTACCTAGAGACAATGTACGCCGGAGTTACCGATACCAACTTGCGCAGCTACCCCAATGGTGTAGAACGTCTCCTCGCCACACTGGAACAAGCCGCAAGGGTCCAGTTAGATCACATGAGACTTGCCCAGATCCACGACCTCATTGACCAGTGGTCTCGGAAAGGCTCATGCCATAGCTTGGCAGCACAAAAACGCCTGTGGTGGGCCGATTGATGAAACGCTCTTCGTTAGATTCAGTCCTTGAGGCTCAGCTTCGTGCGGTGGTCTATCTCTTCCTGCTCGACAGCCCTGTCGACGCGGACTACTTGGGTGCGCTCGACACGTTGACGATCAACGCTGGTAGTTTTCGTATCGGTCCAGACAATCTCAACGGGCCTCACCGTCTGGCTCCCGCAGAACTGCAAACAAGAACGGGGCAGATGAGCCAAGCCCTAAAACAGCTTGCCCTTCGCAGACTTGTTGCCTACGTTGCGAAACCCGACGTAGGTTTTCGACTTACCTCCGATGGCGAAACGGTGGCAAACGAAATGCGGACTGGCTACGCCAACCAACTATTTGCATCCGCCCTTGACGTACTTGAGCACATCGGTGACGCCAGCACCACGGAACTGACCTCTCTAATCATCTCTACCGACCGACCCGAAGGAGTAGCATGACCGACTTGACTCCGGGGTTCTGGATCACCAGCATCACCGTTGCAGGACACCCAAGAAAGTCCGACTCCACAGTGAGATTCCAACCCGGGCTCAATGTGATATGCGGGCCGTCCAACACTGGCAAATCATGGGTGCTTCAAGCAATCGATTACCTTTTCGGCAAGGACGCCGGAGACTTTGTGATCGACGAGAACACGCAGTACACAGAGGTCCGTATGAGCGTGAAGACGCATCACGGATCACTGACGCTGACCCGTCCCATCGGCAAGGGACAAAATACGATCGCAGTCAGCAGCACTGACCCACGAGTTGAGACAGGTGATTACAAGCGCCAAAGCAGCTCATCTAAAGCGCTGCTTCTTAGCTCGGTGTGGTTGTCTCTGATCGGGTACGACAATCCCGCCGACGTAAAGGTCATCTCCAGCAAGGACTACGATGTCAGATCATTCACGTGGCGCACCTTCTGGCATGCCTTATACGCCGATGAAGACCGCATCAGCACAAAAAAACCAATTCTCCTGCCTGAGCAAAACACCGCAAAAACAGCGTTTCAATGCGCCCTTGCCTCGTTGCTGACGGGACGTGACTACGCTGCATACGCACGCGATGAGTCCACCGAGACCAAAAGCTTAAAGAACAACGCCGTCATCGAGTACCTCAGCTCGTTACCGAAGCTCATCCAGTCCAGAATCGACAACATCAACAAAGCCATCGGTGCATCCTCCGAAGAGGCTCTACAAAGCCGCATCAAGGAGCTGAACGAAGAAGTAGATCAGATCCGACACCGAATTGAGACCGCAACACTCCAAGGCCAGCGGATAGTCGAGCGATTGCACGCAGTTCGAGAGACTATTGCTGAGTCAAACTCCCTACGAAGCCGATATCAGGAACTTGCAGCCTCCTACCAAGCCCGCATTGACCGCTTTGGTTTCGTTGAACAAGGCCATGACCTAATCAGCGAACACCCAGCTCTCATGGCATGCCCTGTATGCGATCATCTCGTCGATGTTGACGATGGCTCCAGCTTGCCAGCCCCCGATCCGCAGGAAAGAGAAACTCTGTACGCCCGGTTGGTTGATCTCAACCACACGCTCCAGCGGATGCACGAGGAACAGGCCCCTCTCACAGAAGAACAGCGCGACCTTGAAACAAAAGCGACAGAGATTGAGCGTCTAATTCGCGGCCAGCTGCAACCCGAATTACGTTCACTGACCTCCCTTATTGACAGCCACAACGCTGTGATCGCGATGCGCGCTGAACGGGAAACGCTCCAAGCCCGTCTTACAGAGATTCACGAAGAACTCAACGACAGACGCAATCGCACATTTATCAAAGGCAACTTCAACCCACTCGGCGAGTATCCAGCTGGTTTCTGGGAAGACATGAGCACCCGCTTGCTCGACACCTTGGGAGCATGCGCTTTCCCGAATCTTGAGGAAGCGACGTTCTCCCAGAACCTGTTTGACGCAGTCGTTAACAAGAAGATTAAGGCTAAGCAAGGGCAGGGTTACCGGTCATTTGTTAATTCCGCAGTCATGCTGGCACTGCGTTCATATCTCGCCTCGGGTAGAGCTAAACACGCACCAGGAATCATGGTGATTGACACACCTTTACTCGGACTTGATGACCCACAGATGGACCCAGAGTTCGACCAGGCACGCGAGACGATTCCACTCGCGCTCTACGACTACCTCACCACAATCCAAGAGGACGGTCAGATCATCATCGCTGACAACACAAAGTTCATGCCCGATATCGACAGGATTTCCGATCGCTGTAACCTCATTGAGTTCACCAAGCGTGAAGGCGAGGGCCGGTACGGGTTCCTGCTTGAGACAAAGGACGGCGACCTAACCGACCCGGAGGACTCTGATGAAAACTAACCTCGTGTTCAGCTACAAACCTCTTTGGAAACTCCTTATCGACCGTGATCTGAACAAGACACAGCTCCAGGAACTATCCGGCATCAGTGCTGCCACCATGGCAAAACTTGGAAAAGGAGGAAATGTAACCACTGAGGTACTCGCCCGGATCTGCGAAACGCTCGAATGCGACGTTGCCGACATCTGCGAGCTCGTTCGAGCTTCGGAGCCAGAAGCGTGATGGTGATTCCGCAAAGGACCTCTCAGTCAGTTCGGCCTTGGTAGCTACCGGTGCTGTCGAGGTCAACGGAACTGTACTATGCAGCCTCGCTCAAATTGATATTGAGTCAACTATCAGCCAACATGCTCACGACAGGAAGGATCTGAATGAATCGTGAATGGCATCTTTCTAACGCCGATGCATTGGAAGTGTATCGAGACTGGCCTACACCAAACACAATCATAAGTGACGGAGCCTATGGCGTTGGAGGATTCCCTGGCGACCCAAGAACCCCTGCTGGGCTTGCAGAGTGGTACAAGCCACACATTGAAGAGTGGTCGCGTCGCGCGAAGCTGAATACGACTCTGTGGTTCTGGAACACTGAAGTAGGCTGGGCTAATGTTCACCCTCTTCTGGAACAAAGTGGATGGACTTACGAGTTTACTAACATCTGGAATAAAGGCATTGGTCAAGTTGCAGGAAATGTCAATTCAAAAACAATTAGACGATTCCCTGTCGTAACTGAGGTTTGCGTCTTTTATACCAGAACTCCTCTCATCTCTTCCGCTACTGCAGGTGGAGCAACGGTCCACATGAAGGAATGGATACTTTCCGAATGGAAGAGGACAGGGTTGCCCAGAAGGTTGGCAAACGAAGCGTGCGGGGTAAAAGACGCTGCCACTCGTAAGTATTTTGACCAGGGTGGCTTTGGTACTTCCCACCGACAGAGCAGATGATGAAGATTGTCGCCTATGCAAATGAACATGGCGATCCCAACGGGCGTCCATACTATTCGCTCAACGGATCTGACCCTGTTAGCGATCAGGAGTGGTCCGAGATGAGATCCCCTTGGCATCATGAGCATGGTGTGACAAACGTTTGGGACAGACCCAGCCTGAGGGTAAGGAAAGATATAGAGGAAGCATGCAGCGATCGGCTCCAAGAACTTATAAGCCGACAGCAATGAGCGCGAGCCACCTTAATCAGAAGCCTCTTGACCTTATGCGACGGATAGTTAGCGCCAGCACCAATCCTGGTGACACCGTTTGGGAGCCGTTCGGAGGTCTCTGCTCCGGAAGCGTTGCAGCCTGCGAACTAGGCCGAATTCCATGGGCCGCAGAGATTGACCCAGGGTTCTACGAAATTGCTAGTGAGCGCCTTCAGTCTCTCGACTTCCGGTTGCTTTAGGTTCTTCTGTAGCCATAAGACCATAGAGCCTTTCTATGGTCTTTTCAGCGTTAGCGCGTTTCCCGTCATTCTTGCTTGATAGGTCTGCGAATACTGTCTTCCACTGACGAAACGTTCGCCCAAGATACTCTTGATCTAGGATTTCGGTTTTAAAATCCTCAACATCTTGGTTTTCAACTCGGTCGATTTTTGCAAAATTTGTGTCGAGCCGGTACCCAAGCTCCGCCATCAGCTGTTGAGCCTCCTCCTGTTTTTCTGGAGTATGGGGATCAGCTGCGATGTAGCTGCGTTCGCGAGCTCTCTTGACCGAGATTGGATCTGATCGATCCTCCTGCAGCCGGTACCCATTAACGTTGGACTGCTGTAGGTTTGCTGTTCGAGCAGTCGTGTCGTTGGGTTCGATTGTCAAATAATACGGTGGATTGTGGTAGTGAGAGTCGCGACTTTGTGCCAATTCTTCTCCAGAGACGACGAGTGTCCCCAGGACTTTCGGCTGCCCAAAGACCATATTACTTAAGCACCACGCCACGATTACGACGTTTACATTTTTTCCTCGCAGGAGATTTAGTGATTCACGAAAGCGGCCTGTAATCTCGGTGCTGAGAACAAACCAAGCTTTTATTTCGTAACCTGCCACTGCTTCTGCAGTTTGCTCATCGATCAAAACGGCGTCTGGAAATCCTGGGTCTTGACGCTTCCAGCTAAATCCTTCGCTGGATCCTTGGTTCAGGATGGAGGCGATCCTTTGCTCCATGAGGTTGCCAACCATCGGGCTCAGTTTGCTGACGATTTTCGCCAAGAACGGGGCTTCCTCGCGTTCGACGCTCTTAATGTCTATGGCGTCGACGTCTGCGCCAGCTAGGTCTTCTAGGACCTTCGCGGCGATATCAAGTTCTCTAGCTATTATGCCCTGTTCTGTCATGAACTAAGTCTAGGCTACAGCTGTGATTGGAGCTGTCAGCGGGCAGCGTGTCACAGCTCAGTCGGGCGTCAGAGCATGCTCTCGACGGGGTGGCCCACGCCCATTGTTGCGCGCGAAATCCTGACTGGTTCACTCGGGTTCAGAGGCGAACCTGACCCTTGCGAGGTAGCCCTCTCACTAGTATGGCAACTCTGTCCTCGATCTGCTTATCCGGCGCAAGATTGCTGTTCATAGCCGGTATCGGCGCTATCCGATAGCACCACTCCGCACTGGGGTCTTGTATCCATCGTCACCGGTTGTGCGAAACTTCCATGCCACAACGGATACAAACGCGCGCGAATTACGATCTAGCCGCTTGATTGGTTCAAACCTGAGCTGATTGTTCCAGATTAGAGAGGACATTCTTGTGACCGTTGAGCCGCCAATGTTCCGTACGTTTGGCCACGAAACCGTTGAAGTGGTTCACGCCGAGGGTACTGCAGATGAGAAGCGTTTTTCTGTCGAGGCACATGTCCAGCCCGATTCGGGTTTCGTCTCGGTAGACGCGCCTATCTATGAGGGAGACATTGTTGAGATCAAAGACCCCCGTGGCGGCATTGAACGCAAGCTCGTAAACGAAGTTAAAATGGCTCTGTTGCAAAGATTGGCGGCAGTCAGAGGTAGGCTGTCGCTCTGCGCCGATCAGGCGGCTGCTGCGAAATGGTGGTTGAGCATGCCCATGGCCTCCGTCAGCGCCGAGGGCCCAATGCCAAAAGCTCTCTCCACAAGGCGCACCTCGCCCTGATGCCGGGCTGCAGGCACCAGGGGCGAGCCTGTCCTTTGCGCAGGGCTCGCATGACTTCGAATCCCTTGATCGTGGCATAGGCCGTGGGGATCGATTTGAAACCGCGCACCGGCTTGATCAGTATCTTGAGCTTTCCGTGATCGGCCTCGATCACGTTATTGAGATACTTCACCTGCCGGTGGGCCGTCTCCCGGTCCAGCTTTCCTTCGCGCTTCAATTCGGTGATCGCTGCACCATAGCTCGGCGCTTTGTCGGTATTGAGCGTGGCAGGCTTTTCCCAGTGCTTCAGGCCTCGCAGGGCCTTGCCCAGGAACCGCTTCGCTGCCTTGGCGCTGCGGGTCGGCGACAGGTAGAAATCGATCGTGTCGCCCCGCTTGTCGACTGCCCGGTACAGGTAGGTCCACTTGCCCCGCACCTTGACGTAGGTTTCATCCAGGCGCCAGCTCGGATCAAAGCCACGCCGCCAGAACCAGCGCAGCCGCTTCTCCATCTCCGGGGCGTAGCACTGGACCCAGCGATAGATCGTCGTATGGTCGACCGAAATGCCGCGTTCCGCCAGCATTTCCTCAAGGTCGCGATAGCTGATCGGATAGCGACAATACCAGCGCACCGCCCACAGGATCACATCACCCTGGAAATGGCGCCACTTGAAATCCGTCATCGTTCCGTCCGTCCAATCTCCGCCAAGCATGCTCAAGCTTCACGATTTTTGCAACAGAGCCTCCGAAGGAAACTCGTGCCAAGCGTTGACTAAGGGACGAAAGTAAGGATTAGAAGATGTATAACATCGAGCCGATTGATCCTCGTTTGGGTCGAGTTCTCGGAGAGAAGAAAGCTGCTTCTATAGCTATGAAGGTTTGGGGCGCCATCACACTGCTTGTTTCAACGAAAGGCAGAAACACCACTCCGTCGGACTTGACCCTGAATACAACGGATGCTAATGTCGAGAACATGTTGATTTTGGGAACTGCTTCGATGCGGTTGCGCCGCAACCGCTAACAGCGGTTGACCTTCCAGTAGTGGTCACCGCTCCGGTCACTAAGCCGGGCTGTCATTTTGCCATGCCCGGCTCCAAAACTCTTCTTTTCGGAGCATCCCATGTCTGCATATTCTCGTGGTCGTCACGAAAACGGCCAGAACTTTCTCACTGACTCCCGCGTTATCGCCTCTCTCTTGGAGCGTGTGGGAAGCACTAGCGGCCCCTTGATTGAGATTGGTCCCGGCCAAGGAGCGCTGACTCATCCGTTGTCTTGTACGGGACGATCTCTCACAGCTGTTGAAATTGACCCCGCGCTGGCAGGTGCGCTGCGGCGGGAACTTGACGATGCTGTGACTGTCATCAACGAAGATTTTCTGAGATACCGTCTGCCAGCCCACCCTCATGTGATTGTTGGTAACATCCCGTTTCATATCACCACATCCATCTTGCGGCGCCTTCTTCGCGCCCAGGCTGGACCGACGCTGTGCTGCTTATGCAGTGGGAGGTTGCCCGCCGACGTGCTGGCGTCGGTGCGTCAACCATGATGACCGCCCAGTGGGCTCCGTGGTTCACTTTTGAGCTTGGAGAACGTGTTAGCCGGGAGGCGTTTACCCCTCGTCCTAGTGTGGATGGTGGCGTTTTGCACATCCGACGCCGTCCTAAAATGTTGGTACCAGTTGGAAAGCGAAAGGCGTTCCAAGCTCTAGTGCACGCCGTCTATACGGGGAAGGGTCGTGGGATCGTCGATATCGTCACCCAAGCGAAGATATTTCCCTCTCGACAGGCGGCGCGGAAATGGGCCGAGCGGTCCGGTGTGCATTCGCATCAGCTGCCCTCTGACCTGTCTGTTGCTCAGATGGTCAGCCTCTTCGAAAGCCGTGGGGCAGTTCCGCCGCGACGCCGCAAACAGAGGAAATAGTTCCGAGAGGAGAATTCCTCTGGGGAGGCGGGCCAAGAAAAATCAATAACCCCGGTGATGTGCGTCTAAAACGCAGGGATCGCTCCGGGGCCTTCGGTTCCAAGTGTAACACTGGTACGTATGTCATCCAAGAATAATCCGGTTAGTGATCTTGAGGCTTGGTTTTCATCCGAGCGGATGAAAACCTACAGCTTCCACTCGGATCCCGACGCTCTCTACCTGTGGAATACTCGCGTGACCAAGTCCTTCCTGGAAGATATTCAGCATGTCGAGGTGCTCTTGCGTAACTGTGTCGATACTGCTGTGTCTCCAAGGTATGGGCAGCGGTGGTATGTCCACCCGGCTATTCCTTTTGATCGGCAGGCGAAGAAGTCTATTCAGAAGGCGGAACGGCGGGCGGGAATTAGCCGAGGTCAGGTGCCACCATCGGGACGGGTGATTGCTGAGTTGGCTCTGTTGCAAAGATTGGCGGCAGTCAGAGGTAGGCTGTCGCTCTGCGCCGATCAGGCGGCTGCTGCGAAATGGTGGTTGAGCATGCCCATGGCCTCCGTCAGCGCCGAGGGCCCAATGCCAAAAGCTCTCTCCACAAGGCGCACCTCGCCCCTGATGCCGGGCTGCAGGCACCAGGGGCGAGCCTGTCCTTTGCGCAGGGCTCGCATGACTTCGAATCCCTTGATCGTGGCATAGGCCGTGGGGATCGATTTGAAACCGCGCACCGGCTTGATCAGTATCTTGAGCTTTCCGTGATCGGCCTCGATCACGTTATTGAGATACTTCACCTGCCGGTGGCCGTCTCCCGGTCCAGCTTTCCTTCGCGCTTCAATTCGGTGATCGCTGCACCATAGCTCGGCGCTTTGTCGGTATTGAGCGTGGCAGGCTTTTCCCAGTGCTTCAGGCCTCGCAGGGCCTTGCCCAGGAACCGCTTCGCTGCCTTGGCGCTGCGGGTCGGCGACAGGTAGAAATCGATCGTGTCGCCCCGCTTGTCGACTGCCCGGTACAGGTAGGTCCACTTGCCCGCACCTTGACGTAGGTTTCATCCAGGCGCCAGCTCGGATCAAAGCCACGCCGCCAGAACCAGCGCAGCCGCTTCTCCATCTCCGGGCGTAGCACTGGACCCAGCGATAGATCGTCGTATGGTCGACCGAAATGCCGCGTTCCGCCAGCATTTCCTCAAGGTCGCGATAGCTGATCGGATAGCGACAATACCAGCGCACCGCCCACAGGATCACATCACCCTGGAAATGGCGCCACTTGAAATCCGTCATCGTTCCGTCCGTCCAATCTCCGCCAAGCATGCTCAAGCTTCACGATTTTTGCAACAGAGCCGTTAAAATCTACGATCCTAAAGGGGCCTCGTTCCGAAGGATGCGTTATACGGAGCTTAAATGGGGCAAGGCTCCACAGGCTCGTATTGCTCCAGTTCGACGCCTTACCATTGAAAACTTTCACCCTCGCGTCATTGGGACAGCAGGAAAGCTCTTCGCAGACGGCCATTTCAGTAGAGCCGTAACTGAAGCATTCGTATCTATTGAGGTACGGGTTCGTGGTCTCCTGGGCTCTGAGAACTCCGGCACGAAGCTGATGGACGAAGCCTTCGGCGGCAAAGACCCGAAGCTCTCGGTTGCGCGTCATGATGGGCGTTCTGGCGAAGATGAGCAAGCTGGGTTCCACGCACTATTTCGCGGCGCAATGTTAGGTGTCAGAAACCCTGGATCGCATGAGCTCGCCTTCGAACAGGATCCGCAAGAAGCCCTCGAATACCTAGCGCTTGCCAGCTTGCTTCATCGAAAGCTCGACAGTAACTAGCGCGGGTTAATCTTGACAGTCTGCGTGCTGCCGTCGCGGAATTGGAAGGTCACTGTGCCGTCGGTGCTGACGGTGCCTTTGTCGAGGAGGGTGACGCAGAGGTAGGGCTGAATACCAGCGGGTCGACGCCGAGTTTGGCGGTTTCCTGCTGGTAGTAGCGGTAGGCGGCGAGCCGGTTGTGTTTGTTTTGGATCTCGGCGACCACGGCGGCGTGCTCAGCTAACAGGGTTTGGTGTTGTTGGTGGGCGGCGTTGAATATCTTCTCGTAGGCCTGTTGGTCTTGGGCGACGCGTGCGTTGCGGGCGATCAGTGATTCGAGTTTCTTTGCTACCTGGTCGATCTGAGCGATCAGTCCGGCAGCTTCGACTTCGAGGTCACTGGTATCGAGCGCGTCTAGCACGGCGTGGTTGACGGTGGCGTCGGCTGGTGACCCTAAGCGGAGGCGGATGGCCTCGACGAACATGTCCTTGAGGCGTCCATCGTCGATGTGGCCGGTGGCGCACTTGGTGTCGCCTTTGTATTTGTGGCCGCAGCGCCAGATGACCTTTTCGTACTTGCTGCCTGCATGCCAGGTTTTCGAGCCGAAGAAGTGCCCGCACTGGCCGCACTCGAGGGTGGATGAGAACGGGCGGTTCGGTGCTGCGTTCGCTGATTCGTGGCGCCTTTGGCCAGTTCGGCTTGGACGAAGTCCCACACTGCTGGGCTGATGATCGCTTCGTGGCTGGCGGTGACGTAGTACTGGGCACCTCGCCTTGGTTGATGACCTGCTTCTTTGTCAGGAAGTCAGCAACATAGGACTTTTGCAGGAGGGCGTCGCCCTTGTATTTCTCGTTGGTGAGGATTGAGCGTACCGATTGGTAGTGCCAGGTTTTGTTGCCTGCTGCGGTGTACGTGTTCGGTTCATCCGTGAGGGTGCGGGCGATCGCGCCGATGGACATGCCGCCTAAGTACATGTTGTAGATGCGGCGCACGAGCTTGGCTTGCTCGGTGTTGATGACCAGGTTCCCGTCCTCGCCTTTGTCGTAGCCGAGGAACCGGGAGTACGGGATGGTGACTTTCCCGTCGGCGAAGCGTTTACGGTGCCCCAGGTGACGTTCTCGGAGATGGAACGGGCTTCTTCCTGTGCCAGCGAACTCATGATCGTGATGAGGAGTTCGCCTTTGGCATCGAAGGTCCAGATTCCTTCCTTCTCGAAGTAGACCTCCACTCCTTTGTCTTTGAGTGCCCTCACTGTGGTGAGCGAGTCAACGGTGTTGCGGGCGAAGCGGGAGACGCTCTTGGTGATGATCAGGTCGATCTGGCCGTCGAGCGCGTCGGTGACCATCTGCTGGAAACCGGCACGGTGTTTGGTGGAGGTGCGGTGATGCCTTCGTCGGTGTAGACCTGGACCAGTTGCCAGCCTGCGTGCTCGGTGATGTAGCGGTGTAGTAGTCGACTTGGGCTTCGTAGGAAGTCAGCTGATCATCATGGTCGGTCGACACGCGGGCATACCCAGCAACCCGGCGCACAATTGTTTGCCCGAGCGGGGTGCCGGTGTGCAGGGCACGGGTGGCGGGATCGCGGTGACTGTGCGGGCCATTTAGCGTTCGCCTCGCTCGGCACGTAGACGCGCGGCTTCGGCGGCAGCCACGGCCCGGTATTTGGCTAACGCTTCGGGTGGTGTTGGTGCTTGCCGGGGGTTGTCCAACCCGAGCCTTTTGGCTTCGGCCCAGCGGGCACGCACGAGTTCACCCCAGGCGGCTTTCTTAGCGGGGTCCACGAGTTCTTCTTCAGCTGGGGATCCCAGATACGTACGCACGTCGTGCCGTCCGTGAGGTGGAAGGTGAGACGGTCTTTGCCTTCCACATCGATGTGGTCTAGCCGCTCAGCCACGACATCGTCGTCGAAGGAGTCGATCCCCAGGACCTCAGCAATGACCTTCTTGAGTGCGGTGTTTGAGAGTTCGCGGTGCCACAACTGTTGGCTCTTCCACTTCTGCGGTTGGTACATATCCAGCGCTCGGTGGTGATGTTGTGTTGGTGCGCGGGTTGCGCTTTGCCCGCACGAACGAGCAGTTGCAGGACACGCATTTGATCTTCGACGTCAACGCCACAGTTTCGATGGACCAGTTCGCCCGGGCCCGAGTTCACGGCGGCGTGTGATCTCGGTTTGTACAGCGGTGAAGGTGTCGCGGTCGATGATGGCGGGGATGGCGTTTTCCACCAGGTATTGCGGCAACTGGCCGGTGTTGCGCACTGCTCGTCCAGGCCTGCCCTCCGGAGTGGACCATCGCCCTAACAGGAGGTCGCCGGTGTAGGCGGGATTCTTCAGGATGTGGCGTACCCATTCGCCGGGCAGTTTGTTGTCGGCCAGGTGCGGGACCCGACCTTCGGTGATGAGTTGGGCGGCCATCTTCTCGCACGAGACCTTGTCCATGTATTGGGCGAAGATCCAGCGCACCACCTCGGCCTCGTCTTCAACGATCTGCACGTCGGTGCCGTCAGCTGAGTCGGTGTAGCCATATAGGTGGAAGCCGTTGGCCTTGCCTTCCTCGAAGCCTGTCCAAATGCGCCACTTCACGTTTTGGCTGATTTGCTCTGATTCTGCCTGCGCGAAAGACGCCAGCAGGGTGAGCATGAGTTCTCCGTCAGCGCTGGTTGAGGAGATGTTCTCTTTTTCGAATCGCACCTCCACCCGAGGTCTTTCAGCTCGCGAACGGTTTCGAGCAGGTCGACGGTGTTGCGAGCGAAGCGCGAGATCGACTTGGTGAGGATCAGGTCGATTGCCCCTTTCCGGGCGAGGGCCAGCATTTCTTGGAACTGGGGCGATTTGTGGTGGTTCCAGAGATTCCAGAATCGGCGAACACTCCGGCGAACGTCCAGCCAGGAGTGTCGTGAATGAGTTGCTGGTAGTAGGAAACTTGGGTGGACAAACTCAGTGGTGTGCGTTCGGTTTCCATGCTGATGCGGGCATACGCTGCCACTTTCACAAGCGGAAAAGTGCTGATCGGTGGCGGGGTGATTTGCTCCATTCTCTTCAAGGTATTTCTCCTAGTCAGACAGGTTTCAGGTTGTATCCATACATCACTCAAACCCTCGAGATAGTCAACGAAACTGGCTCTTTGTAGGCGGCCAGCGGCGCATCTGGGCGTCGAGGCGCTGGCAGACGGTGATGGCTTCGCGTGGGGTGAGGATGCCGCGTTCGAGAAGCTGCTTGACCTGCGTGAGTTGGTGATGAGCCGTCAGCTCGGCTGCCATGTTCATCGCTTACCGCCACGGGTATTGAAGCGGTGCTGGATGTAGCACGGGTGGCAGCAGTACTTGCGTTTCACCTGGCTCGTGCGAGTAACAGTGACCTGTCGGTGGCAGTTCGCGCAGACCAGTTCTTCGGTGACCACCCTGCGGTGGGTGGCCCACCAGGCTCGTCGACAGGCCGTGGAGCAGAACTTCGATCCTTGCCGGAGCTCGATTGGCTTGCAGCAGTGCAAGCACCACACTCCAACTGGGTCCGTGACCTGCTCAACGGCAGGGTCGACGGTGATGCCGTGTCGCAGACAATAGGTCTTGACACTGTTGGCGTTGAGATCCAGGTGCGCGGCAATACGAGAGTAGGCAACTCCTGCAGCGCGCATCATCTGAATGTGATGGCGATCAGTATGGTTCAGAGCCATGAGCAGGCCTCCTGGCAACGAGGCGAAAGGTGGTCGCCCATACGCCGGTCACGCCAGACGAAACCGGACAGCAGAAACAAAGCTCCCTGCCGCGTTCGCACCCGTGGCTGGGATCTGCGCCTCTATTCGGATAAGGCAGCTATTCTTTGCTCAATTCACAATGCGGGCCGATCGATGTGTAAACCGTGACAGAGCAAGGGCGGGTGAAGATGACTGGCGACGACTTTGAGCTCCCGGTGTTTCTCGACGACCAGTCGTACCGAACCTGTTCAGAATGCGGCTCAGATTGTGTCCCTGACCCGTTTGCTGCAGGCGAAGGTCAAGGCATCAGGATCGCGTTCATCTGCCCGAGCTGTGGAGTGCAGTACGTCATCGACCCGTTCGAAGACCTGCGGTAAACACCAGCTGCGCAAACGCAGAAAAGGCCCGCCACCACCTCGATGAAGGTGATGACGGGCCAAGGGTTGATTTCGCGTGGGTTAGCTGATGCCGAGCTTCTCGTTGACGCGCTTCTGCACAGCGGCGTAGTTGCTTCCCAATCGGCGCTTGCGCTCGTCCCCGTTGCCGTACTCGCCTCGGATGACCGCGTCGGCGAGGGCGTCGATGTTGACGGAGGCTTGGGTGCGGGCGGTGTGGGCTTTGCCGGTGCTGTGGGGCGGCTTGGTGCCGCTCATGCGGTCGTACCAGTACTGGGCGCGTGCCATGTAGGCCGCATGCTGGCTTCCTGCCAGCGAGGCCGGGCATTCGGTGGAAGAGAAATGCTTGTGGCTGAACACGTTCTTTCCCCACACGGGCGTCCGAGCTTGTAGTAGTGGCAGATGGCGGCGACGAGGTGGGCACCGTTGTCGAGGCAGGCCTCGGAGATGCGCCAGGGCTTGGAGGAGATGTCGGCGTGTTCGATACCGATGGAGGTGGTGTTGGCTTCCCAGTTGCCTGCATGCCAGGCGGTGTCGCGATCCCAGACGAGCTGGCCGATCCGGCCGTTGGAGTCGACCTGGTAGTGGCGGATGCTTGGCGGGTCTGCCACACGTCCCAGATGGACTTGATGGTGAGGTTGCCTGCGTTGTGGTGGATGATGACCTTGTTGATCTTCCTGCCGCTTCTCCCGGCACTGTAGTGCTTGTTCATCAGCCGGTTTTCGTCGGCTTCGAGGGTGGCCCAGTTCTTCATCAGAGGTTCTCCTTTTCTGCTGGGGTGTTTGGTTGGGATGGTGTTCGAGGTCGGGTTTGCCTGTCACGTCACGGGTGACCAGGTCCAGGGCGCGCCGGATGTGGGCTGGTACGGGCAGCCCGAGGCGGGTGGCGTTTTCGATCAGGGAGATGCCTTCGTTGGACAGGTAGAACACGACGGTGGCGGTGCGTAGCGCTCCGGGTGTTCCGATGACGTGCACGTCGAGCAGGTGGGCAAGTCCGATCAGGGTGAAGATCACGACTTTGCGGCTGATCCTCGAAAACCGATGGATGAGGAGACGCGGCGTTCGGCGATTGCGGCGAGCACGCCGGTGATGTAGTCGAATACGACGAAGGCGATGAGCGCGTATACCAGGCCGTCGAGGCCTCCGAGGAACGCGCCGATGACGGCCCGACCCGGCCAGGCCGGTTTGGATCGTGGCCCAGATAGCTTTGAGCGACATAGAAAGTGGGTTCCTTCCCGTTTGTGGGCACACGACAAAGGCCCGCACCCAGGTGTCGGGGTACGGGCTTTCGGGTGAGCCCGAAGTGGTTTACAGGTTTGGGCTGGTGAGGACGTCCAAGACTGTGTCGGTTAGGTCGAGGCTGCCGGTCGACGGACCGACTTCCTCGACGTGTTCGGGCTGTTTTCGGCTGGTGGGACAGGTATCGGTCGGGCTGGGCTGGTTCGATCGGGTGAATCACCACTTCCTCGCCATCACCTGCTTCGGCTGAGGTTTTCTCACTCATTGGTGTCACCGACCTCCGCTGTCCTCACTGCGTCATGTTGGCTGCTTCTACAGCGTCGAACAGAACGTTGTATGCCTCCGCCTGCTCACCGGCTAAGGGCTCGTCGTAGTCGGCTAGCAGCTGTGCGATATCGGTGAGGTGGTGGCGTAAGTGGGGCCACCCACCTCAGCCACTGAGTCCAACAGCTGCTCGCGCAGTGTCAGGAATTCGGCGAGGTCGGTGCCACCGGTGAGTTGAAAAGTGCCGTCTTCGCTGATGACGGGCTTGCCCTCCTCGTCGAGGATGGCGTGGGTGGTGACGAGGTCGTATTCGTCCTGGCCGAACCGCAACTGCGCGTCCTTGACCAACTTGAGCAGTTTGGAGCGCGCCCGCGATTGAGCGGGCTTGAGGGACATCGTTTCGAGAAGGTCGTGGATGGGTCCGAGGTGACGGTTAGCGATCAGTACACGCATGCGTAAAGGTTCTTTCTAGACGAGGCTGGTGGCATGGCCGACAAGCCGGTGTTGTTGTAGTTGGTCCAGGTGATGTTCGACCCGGAGCCGGAGATGGAGACGATCCAGCCGTAGTTCAGGCGGCGGATGATCTCGTTGACCCTTGTCATCAGGTCTTTGAGCCGGTCGAAGGCCGCGACATGTTGTAGAACGTGCCATTCGTGGTGATGAGCAGGTCGTAGGTGTGGAACCCGATCCGTGCCAGCCCGCTGGAACCCGACAAAGTGGCGTAGGTGCCTTTCCCGCTGAAGGCTACGTCTTGAAACATGACGTAGCGGGTGTCAGAGGTGTAGACCTTGTTCCCGTTGATCCGCAGGTCAGCGCCCAGGTGGATCCCTGCCCGCCCATAGAACTTGCCCTTCGGATCCAACGTCAGACACGTGAATAGTCGCCGGTGGAGGTCGTCTGATACGTCCAAGCGACGTAGTCCCCCCGGTAGGCCAACTGGTTGACGATGCCTTGGATATCGGTGGCATCCTTTTTCGCCCGGCGGGCCATTTCACCGATGTAACGCGTCCCGTACCAAACCGCAGACGGACGACGTGATCGTCCCCTCCAACGAGGATCCGGAGTACCACGAGATTTGTGTTGGCGTAATCCGGATCGAACTCGTCCAGCCGCCAGTCCTACTTGGATCGCGTTCGCCGCGAGCTTGTCAGCAGTGATCGACTTGGCACCAATCCGGGCAGCGTTCAAGGTCCGGTGGTGATTTTCCCGGCATCCAACGCCGCGATCTTTGCGGAGGTGATTGCGGCCTCAGCAATCATCGCGGTTTTGATGAAGCCGTTAGCGATGGTGAGTTTGTCGCTGGTGATCGATCCGGCCGCGATCCTTCCCGCAGACAGGGTGCCGGTGGTGATCTTCGACGCTGACAATGAGCCGATCTTTGCGTCCGTGATCGCTGCGTTAGCGATCATCGCCGTCTTGATGAACCCATCAGCGATCGTGAGCTTGTCACTGGTGATAGAGCCTGCCGCAATCCTGGCAGCCGCGAGCGTACGGTGGTGATCTTGGCAGCCGACAGGTTGGCGATCTTGGCGTCGGTGATCGCCGCGTTGGCGATCATCGCGGTAGTGATCGTGCGTCATCGATGCTGGTTCGGCCGGTGATGTGTATGCGCTCACCGGCGATCAAGATGGTTTCGGGTGAGATGTTGATCTGGGAGATGATCTCGCCGAGCGCACGCGCAGGTTCAGGTCGCTGGCCATCATTGAAAGCGACGAGGCGAGGCTGTTATCCGCGTTCGCCAGCTCGGTGAACCGGGCCTCGCTGCTGGTTTGAACCTGCCGTGCCGTCTCGTAGGCCGTATCGGCACGGTGCCGGGCTTGGGAAACTGAACTCTCAAGCCCGGTCACCTTCACACCGGCCTCACCGGCTACCGCCTCAGCCTGCGTGCTGTGGCTTCGGCCTGGCTGGCCGCCTCACGTGCCTGACCGATCTCGGCTTCGGCTTCGGTGAGACGAGCACCGACAGCGGCAGCGGCGGCTTGGGCATCCTCAGCTGCGGTTTTCGCGGTCTCCACCTCAGCGCGAGCCTCGGCAAGCTCAGCGCTGACCTGAGCATGGTTAAGGTCCGTGGCGAGGGCTACCCAGCCGGGCTCGCCGGTGTCGGTGACCTGGTAGATCCAGATCTCGATGCTCTCGCCATTGTCCTTAAACCACGTATCCCAAGGTGGGCGGCAGCGGGCTGCGTAGGGCCGTAATGGTTGGTGGATTTCCCGTCCGCTGATGCCAGTGCCACGCCAGCAAGATCAGCGGCCATCTGGGCTGCCGTCTGCGCGGTGGTGATGGTGCGGGTGATCGAGGTGAACTTCCTGCAACCGACCCAACTCCACCGAAATATATGTCTGTCGGAGCGGGTCGTACTCGTAGCCGACAACCCGCGCTGACAGGACACGCCCAGGTCGGCGTGCTGCACCGTCACCGTGTCTCCCAGCAGGACGGTCTCCAGCTCAGCAAGGTCGGCGTACTCGGCAGTCGAGGCAAGGTCAACGAAGGAGACGGTGTAGCTCGCGGCAGGGGTATCGATGTGGTTGTGGCGTACTCGGCCCGGGCGGCTTGACGCATAAGGGCGTGTGCCTGCGGAGGGCACCTCGTCTCGCGGGGGTTCTCGGCGTCGGCGATCGCTTTGATGTCCGGGTAGCGCATCACCTTGATATGCGGGATCGCGTAGGCATCCACGTGTGGCGAGTCGACGTAGAGCTCGGGCAGGGTGATCCGTCAAATCCGACCGGCACGATCCGGGTGACCACGCTCGTCAGATCGACAGTGGCGGTGTAGCCGGTGAGGTTCTTGCGATCGCGGATCACGACCCACGATCTGCGCCGCGTGTGGCGGCGTGGTGGATGTGCCAGTTATCGCGCGTGAGCTCTCCGGCCCACCGGGAGGCGAACGTGTTATCCGAGCCCTGGTCCATGATCGCGGCGGCCAGATTCATCCGCACCACACGCGCAGATGCCCTGGTGGCCGTATCGGAGCTGGTCGCGGTGAACCGGTGCTTCGTGGTCGCAGCACCAAGGAGCTGGTCGAGAGCCGCCTTCGGGGTCTTATTGACCACGAAGGTGTCGGCGATGAAGTTGCCTGCCAGGTCGTAGAACAGGTGGAAGGCGGTGACCTCCAACAGCCCGTCCAGGCTGGTTGTGACCTCGTGGATACGAAACCCTTGCCGGATGATGGTGCCGGGCACCGGTGCGGCGATGATCGCCTCGACTACCAGCTTTGAGGCCAGTGGCCCGTCAGCCGGTAGACAATGGTGAGTTGGTAGGCTCCGCCGAGCTCCTCAACGACCCGGGCGGCGATGAGTTCAGGGTCGAGGACACCCTCGCCGGTGGCGGTGAACGTGGTGGCAGTCGGGGCATGCACGGTAAGCATCGGTGGGGTTCCTTTCACAGACGTGCGCCCGCAGCCAAAGAAACGGCTACGGGCGCACTTAGAGCAAAGTGATGGGCCAGGTTAGGGGTTTCGCCAGTTCCCGGTGATCTCGACTCTGGAGATGCGCTACCGAGACTGACCCGGTTAACCCCTGGGGTAAGGATCGGAACGTGCCGGTCAGGGCGTCGGTTTGCACCCGGCCCGCGACGTGTGCGACAAGCCGGGCCGAGTCCAGGGTGATCTGCCCTGCCGGTGACTGGACGGTAGGTAGTTCCGTTGATCGTCAGCGTCAACGCCCCGGTGCCCTTGATCGTGATGATCGGTGCCGCCTCAACCAGACCCGGTTGGTGATCTGCCCGGAGGCGGTGAGCGTGTGGGTGACAAGCCCGGAGTCGAGGTAGCTAAACGGCTCGCACACCAGGTGCGCCTCGAAAAATCCCCATGCTGACATGTCCGTGCGCAGCGGGCTGATGGAGGCGTGTTTGACCTTGTGGAACGCCCCGGGCTGGGTGGACAGGTGAATGGTTGCCGCCCGCCCCAGCGCCAGCGCGCCTTGTGGTAGGCCGCCAGGTCGCCTTTGATGGCGAGCGGCAACGTGATCGACGTGTCATGCCAGCCGCCGAGGCGAGTCAGCGTCCGGCCCTGCCCGCCACCTCAATATCGTCTGTGACCCGCTCGGCGACCGGTAGGTCGACCGGGCCGGTCAGCCTCAGACCCAGCGACGTTGAGACACAGTCGTATCGAGAGTGAAACCGTGCATCAGGCACCTCCTCCTGTGGCAAGCACCGTGTGGTGGGAGTTGATACGTGCCAGCTGGCGGTTAATGCCGGGGGCGAGTTTGCCCACCAGCGTGCCGTCGTTAAGCACGACCTTAATGTCCATAGCCTCCAGCAGCGCCGGGCGGTCTGGTCGACAATGCCGCCACCTCTCCTGCGCGCCCTGCCTCCTGGCCGACAGCGCTACTGCTGGTGGTTACAGGCGGTGGTTGCAGGCGGGTCGGAGTCAGATCGACCGGTCCAGGCTGGCGGTGATGGCACGTCGATACCGCCGGTGAGCCCGCTCATGCCTTAAGGGTGTCGCGGCGACGTCCTCGGCAGCTGCAACTGCGCGGCTTCCGGTGTCTTCGATACCTCCGCCAGGCCTCGGGTGAGCATGTCACCGACCCACGCCATTTCCTTGGACGGCGAGTTGATGCCGAAAAAGCCCGTGATGCCGTCCCAAATGTCGGAGCACCAGCTTGTGACCCGGTCCCACAGCCAGCCTGCCAGCGACTGGATGCCGTTCCACAAGCCCGCACCAGGTCGTTGCCTGCAGAGGCCATCTGGCCGACCCCTTGACCGACCGCGCCCACGATCCCGGTGATGATCTGCGGGATCGCCGCCACGATGGTCGAGATGATCTGCGCAGGTTCGTGATCAACGCCGTCAGCAGCTCAACGCCTGCCATGACCAGTTGCGGGATCGCCCCACCGATCGCCGAGACGATCGCTGCGATGATCTGCGGCAGCGCGGCCACGATCGTGCTGATGATCTGCGGCAGCGCCCCAATCAGCGCGGTGAGGAGCTTGACGCCAGCCTCAATCAGCTGCGGCAGGGCCGACAGCAGCGTGGTGATGATGCCGGTGATGATTTGTGGCAGCACCGTCACGATCGCGGTGATGATCTCCGGAAGCGCTTCGACCAGGGAGGTCAACAACGCGATACCGGTCTCGATGATCTGCGGGATCGCGCCGACCAAGAACTCCACAATCGAGGTGATGATCTGCGGCAGCGCCTCAATGAGCACCGGATTGCTTCCAGCAGGCCTGGGCGAGCCCGAGGATGAGCTGCAACGCCGCATCCAGGATCATCGGCAGGCTATCGACCAGCCCTTGGACCAGGGCGACGATCATCTCCACGCCGCCGGGATAAGCTCCGGGAGCGCCTCACCGATCCGGTGACCAAGGTGTGATGATCTGCAGGGCTGCTTCCAACAGTGACGGCAGCGCCTCGATGATCGCCTCCACTAACGCAACGATGAGCATCACCGCTGTCTCGGCCACCGACGGCAACACTTCAATGATGACTTCCAGCAGGGCGGTCAGGATCGACATGCCGGTCTCGACGACCATCGGCAGCTGCTCAGCGATAAACGCGAGTGCTTCTTGCAGGATCTCGCCGAGCTTGTCGATCAACGCCGGGGCTCCGCCTGTTCGAAGGCTGCCGTGAGCTCATCGATCCACCCGTTGACCATCGGCATGACCGTGCCAGCCAGCGCGTCAGTCAAACCTCGGGCAAGCAGACCTTTAAGATTGTCGATCCCGTCGCGCATGGTAGAGAGCTGTCCGGTGAAGGTTTTCGACTGGGCTTCCATCGCCCCATGGAAACGGCCGCCTTCCTCCGTTGCCGAAGCGAACGCGTCAGCGACCATGTCGGCACTGATCGCGCCCTTGGCCATCTCCTCTTTCAGCTCGCCGATGGACTTACCCGTCTTGCGGGAGATCTCCTCCAGCGGTTGAACCCGGCGTTGATCATCTGCATCAGGTCCTGGCCGGTCAGCTTGCCCGTCGAGGACATTTGGGCGAACGCCAAGGTCAGTGACTCCATCTTCTGCGCGTCACCTTGGGAGATGTCACCGATGTGGGTCAGGTGCTTCTTCGCATCCTCCAGGCTGATGCCGAAAGCCAGCAGGGTTTGCATACTGCCCGCCAGATCGCCCATACCGAACGGGGTCTTCGCAGCCTGAGCTTTCAGGTCGTTGACCAGCTGTTGGGCTTTGCCTGATCGCCGAGCATCGTGGTAAAGCTGGTGGTGTACTGCTCCATCCGGGCGTTGTACTCCACCCCGTCCTTCAACGCATCAGCCATACCCTGCCGATACTCGCGATCGCCTTGCCGATGCCCTTGACACCAGCAACGATCGCCTCGGCGCCAGGTTCGCTTTGAGCACGTCCCGAATACACTGGTCTTATCCCGGTGTCGTCCATCTCGTCGCCGAGATCATCGACCGCGTCCTCCAAGCGTCCGGCATCCTTGGCAGCGTCTTTCGCATCGTCGCTGCCCGTCGGCTCGTCACCGAACTCGCCGAGCGCATCATTGTTGGCCTTAAGCTCTTTTTCCAGCTCGTTGAGCTCGGCACCGCGTTGTTGAGCTGGATCTGCCAGTTCCTCGTGCGCGAATCGTTCTCCCCGAACGACGCGGCCGAGTTCTCCAGGCCGGCTTGA